CTTATTGGCGTGAGTTAGGTTTAACACCATCATCATTAAGAAGAATTAACGAAGGCGCAGTCAAACAACCAAAATTAAACAAATTAGATGAAATGATAAAGAAGTTTGATGCGTGAAGGTAAGTTTTGGGATGTAGTTGATAATTATGCCAAAGGTATGATTAATGGCACGATTATTGCTAACAAATATCGTATAAAAGCAGCCGAACGCTTTTATAGAGATTTAGAAGATGATAGATATGATTTTGACTGCCATGATGCTGATTTCTGCATCAACATTATAGAAAACACATTTTGCCACCAACAGGGCGAAACATTAGAAGGCGAACCATTAAGAGGTAAGCCTTTTTTACTAACTGACTTTCATAAGTTTATAATCTATAACTTATTAGGTTTTAGACTTAAAGGAACGAATGTTGTTAGATTCCACGAGGCTTTAATATTTCAACCGAGGAAGAATGTTAAAACTTCATTTGCAGGTGCATTAGCCTATGCTTTATCACTACTTTATAGAAAAAGTGGTAGTAAAGTGTATATTGCTACTGCTGCCTTAATGCAGTCTTTGGAAAGTTTTAATTTTATCTCATATAACATCAAAGAAATGGGTTTATGGGAAAAAGATGGTGGAAACTTTAAAATTATAGATAACAACAACGAGCATTCAATTACAGGAAATATTAAAGATGGTTCTATGTATATCAGAGCATTAGCTGCAAGTCCAGATAAACAAGATTCATTAAACTGTAATGTTGCGATTATAGATGAAATACACGCTTTCAAGACACCAAAACAATACAACTTGTTTAAGGAAGCAATGAAAAGCTACTCAAACAAACTTTTAATTGGGATCAGCACGGCTGGAGATAATGAAAACTCATTTTTAGGCCATAGACTTAAATATTGCAAAAAAGTGCTAGACCAAGAGATAGAAGATGAGCAATATTTCATTTTTATTGCCGAGGCTGATGAAAACGAAGATGGGGAAATAGACTATACAAACCCTATTGTGCATCAAATGGCAAACCCTGCTTATGGCATTACTATTAGGCCACAAGAGATACTAAATGACAGTTTACAAGCACAAAACGATCCACAACAAAGAAAAGACTTCTTTGCGAAGTCCTTAAATGTGTATTCTAGTGCTTTACGCTCATATTTTGACATAGATGAGTTCCGTGCTAGTGATGAGTGCTACAACTGGACTTTAGAAGAACTTTCAAAACTACCAATAAACTGGTATGGCGGTGCTGACCTATCAAGAATGCACGATTTAACAGCCACTGCCCTTTTTGGCCAATACAAAGATGTTGATATTATTATCACTCACGCTTTTTTTCCATTACCAATGGCTGCTGAAAAAGCCGAGCAAGACAACATACCTTTATTTGGTTGGCAAGATGATGGATGGCTTACAATGTGCAACAGTCCTACCGTAAACATGGGGGATGTTGTGAATTGGTTTAGTGAAATGCGAAATAAAGGCTTTAAGATAGTTCAAGTAGGACATGATAGAAAGTTTGCAGGAGAGGAATACATACCTTTAATGCGACAAGCAAAGTTTAATGTTGTGGACCAACCACAATTGTTTTATGTAAAATCACAGGGCTTTAGACACATAGAGCGTAGTGCTAAAAATAAAAAATTATACTACTTGCATAGTGAAGCATATGAATATTGTGTAAGTAATGTAAGAGCGGTTGAAAAAACTGATGATGCAGTGCAATACGAAAAGGTTTACCCAACGCAAAGAATAGATTTATTTGATGCGAGTGTATTTGCGTGTATTAGATGTATTCAAGACCAAGAAAAACAAAAAAAGATTAGCGGATGGTTTGGCTAACAAAGTTAGGAGGATGAGATGGGTATTTTTGACAGATTTAGACAAAAACGAAATAACGACATACCTTATTATGGTCCATACCCACAAAATACAATAGGTTATCTATTAGGAAGTGATTTTGATAACTGTTGTTGCAGTGGTTATGTAAAACTCATAGACTGTCCTGAAGTTATTGCTGCTTGTAGAGTTATTGCTGAACTAATTTCATCAATGACTATCTATTTAATGGCAAATACTGAAAAAGGGGACATAAGAATACAAAATGAGTTAAGTAGAGCAATTGACATAAACCCTACACCAAATATGACTAGAAAAACTTGGATGGAAGGTATTGTAATGAATATGCTACTTTATGGGGAAGGCAATGCAATAGTAATGCCACATACTCATGAAGGTTATTTACAGTCTTTAGAGCCAATTGCAGCATCTAGGGTTAGTTTTTTACCAAAAGGCATAAGAAATCGTTATTACAATGTTTTAATTGATGGCGTTGCTAAAAACCCTGAAAACTTACTGCATTTTGTTCATAACCCTGATGAGAACTACTTATGGAAGGGCAAAGGTATTAATGTTTACTTAAAAGACATTGCTAAAAACCTAGCACAAGCACAAAAAACCAATAATGCCTTTATGGAATCTAATTGGAAGCCAAGCATTATTGTAAAAGTGGATGCTATGATAGATGAGTTCTCAACCCCTGAAGGTAGAGATAAAATCTTAAAATCTTATGTGCAAAGTGCTGAAGCAGGGCAACCGTGGTTAGTACCAGCCGAGCAATTCCAAGTAGAGCAAATAAAACCACTTACACTTAAAGATTTAGCAATTAATGAAAATGTTGAATTAGATAAGCGTACAGTGGCAGCAGTGGTAGGAGTTCCTGCCTTTTTATTAGGTGTTGGCGAATACAACCAAAAAGAGTGGAATAATTTTATACAATTTAAAATAAAATCTATAGCATTAGAGATTACACAAGAATTGACTAAAAAAATAATAGTAAGTCCTAAATGGTACTTTAAGTTTAATACTTTATCATTGTTAGACTGGGACATGGCAACAATAGGCAATGTTTTAGGTTCTCTATATGATAAGGGCGTTATTAATGGAAATGAAATAAGAGATAGACTTGGTTACGATCCAGTTGAAGGACAAGATAAGTTCTATATTTTAGAAAACTTTTTACCTTCAGACCAAATAGGCAAACAAAAGAAAATTATACAGGAGGGAGAATAGAAGAATACGAGGACTAGAGAAATCTAGTCCTTTCTTTTGAAAGGAGTAATTTATGGAAGATAAAAAACTCAATTATGAAGTGCGTTCAAGCACAGCAGATTTTGAAACTAGAAACGACCAAGAGCAACCAATGGTAAGTGGGTATTTTATTCGTTTTGATGATGAGTACAATTTTTCGCCAGATATGAGCGAAAAAATTGATCCACATGCTTTTGATGAAACTCTTGGAAATGATATTAAGGCTCTATATGACCACGATACTGCAAAGGTATTGGGCAGAACTGGCAACGGAACTCTTACTTTAAGAGTGGATGACAAAGGTGTATGGGGAGATTTACTTATCAATCCGAACGATAGTGAAGCTATGTCCATATATTCTAAAATCAAACGCCAAGATGTTTCTGGTGCTAGTTTTGGTTTCAACATTTTAGACCAAGAACCGATTACTAGGAAAGATGGTGGAACTCAATGGCTTGTAAAGAAAGTGGACCTTATAGAAACAACTATCACTGCGTTTCCTGCGTATTCTGCAACACACATCATAGCAACTAGAACTAAACAAGTTGAAGATGTTAAAGCAGAAAAACAAAAAGCGTGGAAAGAAAACTTACTTAAAAAGTTGAGAGGAGAAAAGTAAATGGCTTTAAAAGTTTTAATGCTAAAGAAAGAACTTGATGGCAAACGCAAATCTCTAAATGAAATAACTGAAAGAATGAATGAGTTTGCTAAAAGAGAACTTGATTTAGAAAAAGCAATTGAAGAAGCAGAAGCTGAAGAAGAAAAGAAAGTGGTTGAAGAAGCAGTTGAAAACCACGAAAAAGAAAAGGCTGCTGCCGAAGAAGAAAAAGCAAATCTTGAAAAAGAAGTTGCTGATTTAGAAAACCAACTTGCTGAAGAAGAAAAAGAGCAAGTGGTAGATGCACCAGTTGAAGAAGTGCAAGAAGAAGTAAAAGAAGAAAGAGGTATGAAAATTAATATGGAAACAAGAAAGTTTTTCAATTTAAACTCACAAGAAAGAGATATGTTCTTTGCAAGAGAAGATGTTAAAGACTATCTTGGAGAAATGAGAAATGCTATTAAAGAAAAAAGAGCATTAAATAATGTTGGTTTAACTATTCCTGAAGTATTTTTAGGTTTAATTAGAGAAAACATTATGGACTATTCTAAACTTTACAAACATGTTTGGGTAAGAAGTGTTGGTGGTACTTCAAGAGCAACAATTATGTCTAATATTCCAGAGGGCGTTTGGACTGACTGTTGTGCTAACTTAAACGAATTATCATTAACTTTCTATGAATTAGAATTGGACTGTTGGAAAGTTGGAGGCTACTTCGCAGTATGTAACGCTAACCTAGAAGATAGTGATTTACAATTAGCAAGTGAATTAGTAATGGCTTTAGGTAAAGCTATTGGTTTAGCATTAGATAAGGCTATTTTATATGGTAACGGTACTCGTATGCCTTTAGGCGTTGTATCTCGTTTAGCTCAAACAGTACAACCAGCAGATTACCCTGCAACTGCAAGACCATGGGTTGATTTACACACTACTAATATTTTATCTATTCCAGCAAATACTAAAGGTGCTGATTTAATTGCAGCATTAGCTTTAGACTTTGGTGCTGCTAAAGGCAAATATTCTAAAGGCTCAAAAGTATGGGTTATGAACGAAGCAACTTACACTCAATTAGTTGCTGCATGTGTTTCTGTTGATGCAGCAGGTGCTATCGTTTCTGGTGTAAACGGTGTTATGCCAGTAATTGGTGGTGCAATTGAAGTGTTAGATTTCATCCCTGACAACGTAATCATTGCTGGTTACTTTGACTGCTATGTATTAGCTGAAAGAGCTGGTGCAAAATTCGCTACTAGCGAACATGTAAGATTCTTAAACGACCAAACAGTGTTTAAAGGCGTGGCTCGTTATGACGGAGCTCCTGCAATTAGTGAGTCTTTTGTCGCTATTGGCTTAAACGGTGTTACACCAGATGCTACTATGGACTTCGCACCTATCACTGCATAATGGCATATAAAGTAATCAAACGCTTTATGGACTTGGAAGATGACAACTTTATTTACGAAGAAGGCTGGGACTTTCCAAGAGCAAATCATTTTGTAAATGAGGCAAGAATTAAAGAACTTGCTTCTGATGATAATAGACAGGGCATTCCTCTTATTGAAAAAGTAGGCGAAGTCAAGCAAGAAATTGCTGAGCCAGAAATCAAAGAAGAAATCGTTGAAGAAGAAATCAACGAAGAAATCGTTGAACCTGTTGAAGCAGTAAAAGAGGAAGCCAAGCCTAAAAAGGCAAGAAAAAAGAAAGAATAAGAGGTGGAAGATATGGCGCAACCAAGTGGAACTGATTTAGAAAACATTTTAAAAATGCTCAAGTATAATTTAGAAATCATTACTGACTATATGGATGCTGATTCTAAAGAGGCAAAAGAAAACGAACTAACACAATACATCCAAGCGAGTGTATCGTTTATTGAGCGTGAAGGTATTACTTTAAATTACGCTAATATTGATGACTGTATGTTAGTTGTTATGTATGCTGGGTACTTATACGAAAAGCGCAAAGATGTTACAGCGCAATACCCACGAATGTTGCGCTATAACCTCAATAATCGCTTATTCTCTGAAAAGGTGAAAGTATGATAAGAGATGATGGTGTTTTATTTATATGTAGTCTATCAGAGATTAGCATAAATGGTGATATGCCGAAAGAAGTATTGACTAAAATTGCAAAGTATTGGTTTCATATTGATACTATTGGCATTAATAGACAATATTTAGCTAGAGGTGTAAACCAACAAGTTGATTTATTAGTTAGCATTCCTTTTGATAATAAAATCGTTATTGGGCAATATGTGGTATTAGGTAATGGCGAACAATACCATATTGATATGGTTTCTCATATAGAGGACACGCCTACATCAAGAGATAGCAAAGATAAAAACTTTTTAAGAAGAACACAACTAACCCTATCAAGAGTGGAGAACTATTATGATCTCGCAGAAAATTGAGAAGGTTAAAAACGCTTTAACTTCTATACCAAATCTTAAAGTGTACCATTATTGGCGACCAAGACTTGAAGCACCTTTTTGTATATGGGCTGAAGATGGGGAAGGTTATTCTCATCACTCAAACAACAAAAAAGAAGAACAAGTAATAACTGGCACTATTGATTATTTCACTAAAGAAGAATATGACAGTATGCTTGACCTTATACAAGAAGCATTAAACAATGCTGAAGATGTTGCTTGGGAACTTTTATCAGTACAATACGAAGATGAAACGAACTTAATTCACTACGAATGGAGTTTTGAGGTTGCCTAAATTAAAGTTTAAAGGGTTAGATGAGTATATTGAAAAGTTAGAAAAATTGACATTTGATAGCGAAAAGTATTTAGGAGAAGCACTTTATAAAGGTGCTGGGCTTGTAGCCGATAACCTAAAAAACGATTTACGCTCAATACCAATTCAAGAGGAATCTAAAGACAATAAGAAAAGAACTATTAATCAAAGACAAAAAGACGGCTTAATTGATGGCATGGGTATTGCTAGAAAGCAAGAAACCAAGAACGGTATAAATGTTAAGGTTGGTGTTGGTGGTTATAACAAGATGATTACTAAAAAATACCCACATGGCCAACCTAACATTATGATCGCTAGGTCGCTAGAAAGTGGCACATCTTTTATGCCTAAAAATAGGGTTTTCTCTAGGTCAATTAATAGGTCAAAAAAAGACTGTGAATCTACTATGAAAAAAGTAATAGAAGATAACATACAAAAAATAATGAAGTAAGGAGAGAAAATATGGCAAATGGCAAAGTCGTAACTGGTTTTTCTAAACCTTATGTTGCTTTATATAGTGCAAATGGTGGAAGCCCAACATATTCTAGCGGTATGCCTTTAGCTAGAGGTGTTAGTGCTTCACTTGAAACTGAAAGTGGAGAAGGCGTAAACTTCTATGCTGACAATGTTACTGCTGAATCTACTGGTGGCATGTTTACTGGCGCAACACTAACTTTAACTGTTGATGGTTTAAAAGACCAAGCAAGAAAATTAATTATGGGTTTACCAGCAGCAGAGCAAATTACAGTAGGAACTGAAACTGTTGATGTTTACTCATATGACAACAGACAACAAATACCATATGTTGGTATTGGCATTATTGTAAGATATATGGAACAAGGTGTAACAACTTATAGTCCTTTATTCTTCCCTAAAGCAGCGTTCAATGTTGAAGGTTTAGAAGCCCAAACACAAGAAGAAGAAATCTCTTTCCAAACAATTGAATTAGAAGCTACATTAATGAGAGATGATAGTGCAAATCAATCATGGAGAAAGATTGCTGCTGACCAAACAACTGAAGCATTAGCAGAAGATGTTTTAAAAGCATTCTTAAATATAGGAGCATAAAATATGAAAATTAGAGGAAGGGAAATTAATTTTTTAAGAACTGTAAAAACTACCAGTGATATTTCTAAACTTTGTCCTGATGGAAACATTGAAAGAGTTGAAGAATTATTTGCTGGTACTATTGCAGATACTTTAGAAAATGGAGCAAAGATTATTCATTTTCTTAACGAAGGCTATGAGAAGAATAAAAAACTTGATGATCCTTCTTACGAGCCAAAAATTATATCAGTAGAAGAAATTATGCTACTAGATGAAAAAACATTTGAAGCACTATTAAAAAGTGCATTTGAATCTTTTAATGTAGGAGCAGAAACTACTATTGAACTAGAAGATTCCAAAAAAAAAGAAATGAACCAAGCAACAGATTAAATCTAGCTTGGTTTCTTTTCTATGGTAGGAAACTAGGTATGGACAAACAGGAAATATATTGGACACCTATTGGAGAGATGTTAGATTTATTGTCCTGTTTGTCTATTTACGAAGGTGGAGCAAAACAAAAGAAACCTAAAATGAGTTTCCAAGAAATATTAATGTTGAAATAAACGAAAGGAGAACTAAATGGCAAATAAAATAGGCGCTCAAATAGAGTTGTCAGGCGAGAAAGAATATCGTAAACAGTTACAATATATAGCAACGGAAACAAAAAAGTTTGCGAGTGAAGTTAAAAGTATTAGTTCATCTTTTGATAGTGAAAATAGAAGTATAAAACAAAATAACCAACTTAAACAAGCATATCAAAAACAACTTGATTCTTTAAATAAAGCGCTTGAAACACAAAAGAAACGATTATCAGAAACACAAGAAGCATTTAATCAAACAGGTGTTATTACTGAAAGTCAAGCAAAAATGTTAAATAGA